CTGAAATACCTTAAGCGGTTCTGGGAGCTTGAGGACGGATTCAAGAAGCTGCTCGCGATTGTCCTTATCGGGCAGACGGAAATGAAGGCTAAGCTCGACGAGTCGCAGAACTGGGAAGCCCGGGAGGTCATCCGGCGCATTGAAGTCCTTGAGCTGAAGCCTCTGGGAACAGGAAAGGAAATCGCGGACTACCTTGACATCAAGTTCAAGAGGCTCGGAAAGGAGCGCGGAAAAATAATCACGGACGACGGCTGCGAGGCTCTGGCTGAAAAGCTCAGGAAATCCACAAGGCGCGGAATTGTGTACAGCGTGGCTTATCCGCTCCTGATAAACAACTGGGTACGTCGGGCTATGAACCAGGCGGCGGAGCTTGGGGCGGAAGCTGTGGACGCTGACGTGGTCAATTCTTTATAGGAGGCAATCCAATGGGTGGAAGGAAGATTCTGATTACTGTCACGGACGGACAGTACAAGGCTCTTGAGCAGGAAGCGGAAGCCAGAGGACTGTGCAAGGTCTCGACGCTCGCAAGAAGCGAGGTGGTGAAAGCCGTGCAGAACAGGCTTAAG